ATGTCGTAATAAGTAGAAACTCTAAATCCAACTTCTTGACCCTTTACACCACGAACACCGTTTACGGTTGGCACAATTTCTTTACCATCCATGAATCTTTCTTGTGCTTGTAGTAAATCGCTCAATGTTTGTAGAGTATCATATCCAGTTAGTATAACCTTTGGAGAACCACCGTTTTGTCGAATTTCTCTTAGAGTTTGGTTAATCAAACTTAGAGTCAAAGCCCTTTGACCACTTGCTGAGTAAGTTCCGTCATTTACAACTGCATTCATGAAAGAAGAGTTTGTTCCTGCTCTATCGCTGTTACCGAATAGAGTAGAAGTTTCTGCCTTTCCATTTGTCAAATCAGTATCGTCAAATGTTCCATTCTTAATCAAATCGTTTGCTTTCATGTTTTGTAGTTCTGCGTTGCTTGAAACAATCTTTAGTAGAGAAGTATAGTTTCTCTCAATTGTTCCAACGCTAGAAGAAATACCACCATCAAAGTCATATGCTTCTAGAGGCATAACTAGCATTTGGTTTTGAACTTCAGCGTGATGCTTACCCATATCTTCACGCATTTGCGCTCTAATATCTCCAATACCATCATCAATTTGTGCCATTTCCATAGCAAGTTCAGAGAACTCGAATTGATGAGCAACAATCTTTGGGCTTGTAAATAGTGTAGAATACTTTGGTGCAATAGAAAACAATCCATCAGCATTAGTTCCTAGTTTAGCATTCTCCGGAACACCACCAATCAAATCTGCTCTAAGTGAACTTGCTCCAATAAGTGCATCAGAGTTTGATGCTGTAGAATCAAGGTCAATAGATAGTGAATTTCCACTACCACCAGCAGGTCTTTCTACCAATACTCTCCAACCGCTTGAAACATAAGGCCTCTTTGAAATAACAGAAAGTGCGTTGCATTCTCTGTTTAGCATTGACCAAACTTTTTGGCCAAACACTCTATTATACAAAGCGGAAACATCGCCAATAGTTCCAGTTCCGCTTCCTACTCCTAGTGCGGTATCGTGGCCACTATGTAGTGCTTGAACTGCACCACTTTGCTTTAGCAATTGACCGCTAATACCCGATATTCCATATGTTTGTCTTTCTAAATCTGCTATTGTATTAATATATCCTGTCATCTTAATAACCTCCTACCATTTTGTGAATGTCTGACCAATCCATTTCAGCCAAATCATCCATACTTGGGAGTTCTGCCACAGCCGCTTCTTGTGCCTTTAGTATAGTTTCTTTCTCAGCAGTCAAAGACTTTCTTAGTTGAGTAAATTCATCCTTAAGGGATTTAATTTCTGCTTGAGCATCGTATTGTGACTTTGCTAAAATATTTTCTCTATTTGCCTTTTCTGCATGGAATCTTGCACTAAATTGCTTTTCTAGGTTATCTAGAGCAATCTTTTCTAGTTGCTCTTGTCGGAAAGACTCGTATGCTTTCTCGATATTTAGATTAGAAAGATTTAGTGTATCTAATTCATCGTTGTTAAATGCTTTAACAACAGGTAGTCCACTTGGCTTAGGGTTTCCATTGTCGATAACAATTCTATCAGCAGGTTCGCCAATTTCTACTCCTGCTCCATCTAAAGT